TAGCTTTAGCTTATGCTATAGTTTCAAGCGCGACATCCGCTAGATTTGGGACATATACTGGCGACGGAACATCTGGCCTATATCTGTGGGGCGCACAGGTCGAAGCCGTCACCTACCAAACAACCCCATCCACCTATGTAGCGACAACCACAGCCGCCTACTACGGCCCTCGCTTTGATTACAACCCATCAACTCTTGCAGCAAAGGGATTGCTGATTGAGGGGACGAGGACGAATATTGCTACCTATAGCAACACCTTTGATAACGCGGCGTGGAATGCCTCAACAGGTGCGATGACAGCTACTGCTGCTGCGTCTACATCTCCTGACGGGACATCTAATGCGTATAAATTAATACCGTCTACAAGCGCTGTATCGCATTATATTGGGCAAAGTATTCCAGTTGCAGGAAGTCAAGCCACATTCTCACTTTACGCAAAATCCGCCGGGTATAATTTCCTTGTCTTGATGACCTCTACTGCCAACGCTTGTTTTAACCTATCCAATGGCTCATTACAGGCTACAAGCGGAACAGTTCAAGGAACCTCTATAACATCAGTGGGCAACGGGTGGTATAGGTGCTCCATAACGGCCACAAATACCTCATCCTTCCATTATGTATCCTGTGGCTCTTCAACTTCATCCACGTTCTTTAATGGCGCTGGCGATGGAACATCCGGCGTATTTATTTATGGGCTTCAGGTAGAGTTAGGCGCATTTGCCAGTTCATATATCTCCGTTCCAACCACAGGTTCCACAGCCCGCGCCGCCGAAACCTTCGCCATTACTGGCTATAGCTCAAGCCTCATCAACGCCTATTACACTGATTTACAGACAGGCGTATCATCTAGCTTACCGTATAACGCTGGAACCGCACCTAGCCCATCGTTCTCTTGGCTGACATCTTTAAGGCCATATACGAACGCATACGCTGGTAGCATAGCCTCTCCTAGCTGGCTGTCATTTAGCCGCGCCGGACAAGCGCTTATGACAGATAGCACTGGTGAGTTGACGTATGCGCCAAATAACCAGTTTCTAAATAGTCAGACGTTCCAAACGACGTGGAGCGGCCTAAATTGCACTGCGACAGATAATGTTACTACTGCACCTGATGGGACGCAGACAGCGGCAAATGTCGTTGTTGGGTCTACAACTGGCGCGACCATACTTTCTCAGGTTGGTATTATCTTCCTGACGTCTTCCTACATCATTAGCGTTTACGTGAAAAAAAATGTTGGGACGCGATATTTCCAAATTCGCTATTCTAGCACTCTTGCTTCCAGTGACTATGCTAACTTTGATTTGAACACGGGAACGATAACGGACGGGGTTTATGCTGCGGCTAACATAACAAATGCAGGCAACGGCTGGTGGCGTATTTCAATGCTATCCACGAATGTTGTGGCGTCCGGCGTAGGTGTAGCATACACCTTCATTCCCGCATCGAACTCTGCGCGTGGTGCTTCCTATACTGGTAATAGCACAGACGCCGTATATCTCTGGGGCGCACAACTAGAGCGCGTCACCTACGAAACAAGCCCATCAGCCTACATCCCTACCACTACAGCCGCAGTCTATGGCCCCCGCTACGACTTCGACCCTTCTACTGTTCCAGCAACGCCGAGAGGATTGCTGATTGAGGAAAGTAGGGCTAATCTGCTGACATATAGTGACCAGTTTAATGATGCTTCGTGGACGAAATCAAATTCTACCATAACAGCAAATGCAACGACTGCACCTGACGGAACAACGACTGCTGATAAGTTAGTCGAAGATACTGCCGCATCTGTTGCTCATTATACATCAAAAACAGTTAGTGTGACGGTAGCAGCTCATACATATAGTGTTTATGCAAAAGCCGGTGAAAGAAATTGGATTAGGCTTCTTGCATTTCAATCAAGCTTATCAGGAGTGGAGGCTTACTTTAACTTATCAACTGGCACAATCGGAACTGTAGGTGCTTCAGCTACGGCAATAATTACTAATGTTGGAAACGGTTGGTATCGCTGCTCAATGACATATACACCTGTGAGCGCCGCGACTTGCACACATTATGTTTATGTAACTACTGCCAATAATGTAAGTTCATATACAGGCGATGGTGTCTCTGGTGTCTATATCTGGGGTGCGCAACTCGAAGCAGGCTCCTTCGCCACCAGCTACATCCCTACGACAACAGCCAGCGTTACGAGAGCGGCTGATGTTGCGCAATTGACAGGTAGCGCGCTGACGGTTGCTGGTGCTAACACTGGAACGGCTATTGTGCAGACAACAGCTTGGTTAGATGCGACAAGCGCTACGAGGTATTTGTTGGCTAGTTCTGGTAGTCGCAGAATGATGTATTCAAGTGGAAGTAATAACACAATCGCAGCATACGATGGAACTAATGTTTTTAGCGCAGCACTTGGAAGCGGAACATTTACTGGCAACCCCGTAAGATTTGCGCTTGGATGGGCATCACCGGGTGGCTCTTTGGTAGCTAATAACGGCGTAGTTGGAACATCATCGACTATTAGCCTTGGGACAGGCGCGAATGTTTATTTAGGCGGTGCAAGTATTGCACCAGTTGGAGGGTTTTGGTTTGCCTCTATGGCATTTTACGGCACCCGCCTGCCAGACGCCATCCTCAAACAAAAATCCTCCGTAGGAGCGCCATACTAATGACCGACATCGTATTTAACAGCGGCGATTACGCTACATTATTAAATGAAGCTGAAACGCTTGGCTTCGTTACGACTGACGCTGAAGGCAATAAGTCAATCATCGTCAACGGCACATTTGAAAGCGGCGGCGGTTGGTTTCTTAATATTGTGGGAACAATCTACGACACGCAAGATCCACCTGTCGCGCGGGATGGCTATTGGGGCCGCTTACGTCTTAACGGAACGCCGCAAGATATGCCGACCTTCTCTAGCGCCATCACGCAGTATGTGTATCAAGGCGAATGGGTAAATGCTGCAACTGGCGAACCTGCGCCAGATTATGTTGCAAATGTTGGAGTCATAGCCTAATATAAACAGACCGACTAGCCGGATAGCTAGGCAGAAAGGAAGTTGCCTTGAGCGACGAAGAACAGGCTGTAACGGAGATCAGCACCGGGCCAGAGCAGGAAGTTACGGCAGCTCCTGAATCTGTGGAAATATCGCCGGAGGAACAAGCTCAACTTAAGACTTTTACTGAAAAACAAGTAGAAGATGTAGTTGAGACGCGCCTGAAAAGACAACGACGTAAATTGGAACGCGAGTTCGCTGAAAGGATTGCGGAACAACAGGCTAGAAAGCCAGTTGCACCTCCCCCAGCGCCAGATGATTTTGAGAACGCTCATGCCTATGCGGAAGCATTGGCGGAGCAAAAAGCTCAAGAGCTTCTGGCACAACGAGAGACCGCAAAACAACAGGCAGCTCTGCTTGAAACATATAGAGATCGTGAAGAGGAAGCGCGCGATAGATACGATGACTTTGAACAAGTCGCGTATAATCCAAACCTCCCCGTAACGGCCTATATGGCTCAAGCTATCCAGGCTTCAGACATTGGCCCCGAAGTGATCTATCACTTAGGCTCCAATCCAAAAGAGGCCCAACGGATCGCCAATTTGCCGCCGATTTTGCAGGCAAAGGAGATCGGTAGACTCGAGGCCAAACTGGTCGCGGAACCGCCGACAAAACGCACTTCAACTGCGCCAGCTCCGCTTGCTCCTGTTACAACTACTCGGTCAAGCTCCGGCCCTAGATATGATACGACAGACCCTAGGTCTACAAAGTCGATGTCAACATCAGAATGGATTGAAGCCGACAGGTTGCGACAGATCAAGAAGTTGGAAGCGCAAAACCGTAGGTAATTAAATCATGTCTAACTCGATTTTAACAATCGACATGATTACTCGCAAGGCTCTTGAGATCCTTGAGAATAGTCTTGTCCTCACGCGCACTGTAAACCGTCAGTATGACGACTCTTTCGCTGTAGAAGGCGCTAAGATCGGCTCGACCCTCCGCATCCGTCTTCCTGACCGCGCATTGGTCACGGACGGCGCTGCCCTTCAGGTTCAGGACGACAACGAGCAATACACCACGCTCACTGTTTCCAGCCAGAAGCACATCGGCGTGAACTTCACGACCGCCGAACTTACGATGCAGTTGGACGACTTCGCTGAACGTGTTCTGAAGCCTCGTATTTCGCAGCTTGCGTCTTCTATCGACGCCGACGTTGCGAACAGCTTCAAATACATCGGCAACTCGGTCGGCACCCCAGGCACCACGCCTGCTACGTCGCTCGTCCTGTTGCAGGCCCAGCAAAAGCTCAACGAGAACGCCGCAGTTATGCAGCCTCGTTATGCCACTGTTAACCCAGCCGCTAACGCTGCGTTGATCGAAGGCATGAAAGGTCTGTTCAACCCTGTTTCAGCTATCTCGAAGCAGTTCAAGAACGGCATGTTTGGTGAAGGCATTCTCGGCTACGACGAGCTGAATATGTCTCAGTCAATCAAGCAGTTCACGACCGGCTCACGCACGGGCACCGTAACTGTCAATGCGACTGTCACGGCTGAAGGCTCAACGACTGTTGTTCTGACGGGCCTTGGCTCGACGATCATCAAAGCTGGCGACGTGTTCACCATCGGTAGCGTCTTCGCTGTCAACCCACAGACCCGTGAGTCAACCGGCTCGCTGTATCAGTTCGTTGCTCTTGCTGACGTTACGGCGTCAACGACGGCTTCGGTCACTGTTCCTGCGATGTATTCGGCTTCTCAGGCTCTCGCCACGGTTGACGCTCTGCCGGTTTCCGGCGCGGCTGTCACGTTCCTCGGCGCTGCTTCAACGCAGTATCCACAGAACTTGATCTATCATCGTGACGCGATCAGCTTCGCCACCGCCGACCTTCTGCTTCCGCAGGGTGTCGATATGGCAAGCCGTCAGGTTCACAATGGCATCAGCTTACGCGTTGTTCGTCAGTATGACATCAACAACGACCGTCTGCCTTGCCGTATTGACGTGCTCTATGGCTACAGCGTGATTCGTCCGCAGATGGCCGTTCGCCTTTGGGGCTAATAAGCGATGGCCCTACGGGGCCGTCCTTTTCTCATCATTCTTGGAGTTTAACCCATGACAACTACTCAGAACGCGGCTTATCCGCTTGAGACGTTTGGCCCTTACGGCGCTCTCCCAAATGGCGACGGCGGCTACCAGATTGGCACTGGCAACTTAGATGAGGCCGATTTCGGCGTTTCACCTACGCCTGTTTCCATTACGGCTACGGCAACACTAACGGCAGCGCAGGTTCTAAATGGCCTTATTCTTGCCAATTCGGGTGTTAGTAGCGGCGCGCAGACTTATACTCTGCCAACCGTTTCTGACTTCGAGGCTGCGTTTCCATCGGCTGTTAAAGTTGGCGCAACCTACATGTTCCGTATTGTGAACCTCGGCACGTCAACGGCTACGGCTATCGTTGCCGCTGGCACTGGCTGGACGGTTTCGGGCTCATTGACGATGACCGTTCCAGTTACGACGGGCGCTTCTTTTATCGCCCGTAAGAGCGGCGCTGGCGCTTGGACGCTTTACCGCGTTGCATAACTAGGGTGGGCGCAAGCCCACTCTTTTCTCTTTAGAGGACATTTCCATGCCAAACACCAAAGCAGTTGGTGTTGCTTTCTCTGATCCTGAACTTACCGCAGGGACTACGATCACAGGGGCGACGCTGGACTCTACAACTAGAACGCTTTCTAACATTGCTAGTGGCTTTTCTGAAAGTCAGCAAGGCGCTACGATTGCTGTCACAACCGGCGGGACTAATGATGTCTTTATCATCGTGCCTGCCGCTGGCGTTCTTTCTACGGCACTTTTTTCTGGCGTAGACGCTCTGGCTGCTAATGATACGAACTACATTACGTTCAGCATTACCAATCTTGGTCAGGCTGGCGCTGGTTCAGCGGCTATGTTGGCGGCTACTGACGCTAACACGACCAAAGCTACGGGCGGCACGGCTATTACAGCTAATGCCAAGCGCACACTGACACTCAACGGCACCGCAGCCAATCTGGTTGTTGCTGATGGTGATCGTTTGCGTATCCGCGCGACGGTTTCTGGAACGCTTGCTAACACCGTTACATTCCCAGTTTACAATCTGGAATTTACGGTAGCTTAATATATGGCGGCCTACGGGCCGCTGTATTTCTTTAGAAAGTAACCAATGGCTGTTATTTATTTGAAACACCCCGAACATGGGGTTAAAGTGGCGTGTCTCGACCTAGAGGCCGAAGCCGATATTGAGAACGGCTGGGAGAGGTTCGACCCAAATGACGACATACAGTTGCTACGATCAGATAGTGGGGGCGATGCGGCTCCTCGGAGTGTTAGCCGAAGGCGAAACGCCCTCGTCAGAGACAGCGAATGACGCGCTATTTGCTCTTCAACAAATGATCGACAGTTGGGACACCGAACGACTCGCGGTGTTCTCAACTCAGGATCAAGTTTTCAATTGGCCGTCAGGCGAACGCACACGCACGTTAGGCCCAACGGGCGATTTCGTTGGCTTGCGACCTGTATTGCTGGACGATTCTACCTACTTCCGCGATCCGCAGACCAATGTGTCTTACGGAATCAAGTTTATCAATCAACAGCAATATAACGGCATTGCTGTTAAAACGGTAACGTCTACTTATCCACAAGTCATGTTTACGAATATGACCTACCCAGATATTGAGATGGTCATTTACCCCGTGCCGTTGCGGTTGCTGGAGTGGCATTTTATCTCGGTCGAAAAACTCACGCAGCCCGCGACGTTGGCGACGACGATCCTTTTCCCGCCTGGGTATTTGCGGGCGTTCCGTTACAATCTGGCTTGCGAATTGGCCCCTGAGTTTGGCATAGAGCCATCGCCTACGGTCAGCCGTATTGCTATGTATAGCAAACGCAATCTGAAGCGCATCAATAACCCTGACGATATTATGGCTCTGCCTTACAGCATTGTTGGCACACGTCAACGCTATAATATTTACGCAGGGAACTACTAATGGTCGCAACGCCTATCCTCGGCTCTAGTTATGTCACCCGCAGTCCAAATGCGGCTGACAACCGTATGATTAATTTGTTCCCTGAAGTTGTGCCTGAAGGCGGTAAGCAGGCCGCGTGGCTTCAACGTGCGCCAGGACTGCGTTATCTAGCGACGCTCGGATCTGGTCCTGTAAGAGGCTTATGGACATTTAACGGAAAAGGCTATGCTGTCTCCGGCGCGACGCTATATGAGATAGATACCGAATGGAACGCGACAGCTAAAGGAACAATTGCTACCGGCCCTAGTCAAGTTAATATGACAGACAATGGCACGCAATTATTTATAGCCGACGGTAATAACGGATATATTTATAATAGCAGCAACTTCACGCTTGCTTGCACGACCGTTAGCGGCGACGCGACGGTTACAACCACGGATACGTCAGGTATTTACGTCGATCAGCCTGTATCCGGCACAGGTATTCCTGTAGGAGCTAAAGTTTTAAGCATTACGAACGCTACGACTTTTGAGCTAACTGCCAATGCTACCGCCTCAAATACAGGCGTTACGCTGACGTTCTCCGACTTTCTGACGCAGTTAAGCACAAACTTTTATGGCGCTGTAGGCTGTGGCTTTCTTGATGGGTGGTTTGTCTATAACCAACCGAATAGTCAGACATTTTGGGTTATGGACGCGACAGGCACAACGATTGATCCGCTTTACTTTGCCAGCGCGGAAGGCTCGCCGGATAATCTTGTTACGTTGATCGTAGACCACCGCGAAATCTGGTTGTTTGGTCAAAACTCAGTAGAAGTCTGGTATGACGCCGGACTGCCTGACTTTCCTATGGCGCGTATCCAAGGCGCGTTTAACGAAATTGGCTGTCTTGCTGCCTATTCGGTCGCCAAACTCGACAACGGTCTGTTCTGGCTCGGCGCTGACGCGCGCGGTAATGGCATTGTCTATCGGTCTAAAGGCTACTCCGGCGAACGCGTATCGACCCATGCAGTCGAGTGGCAGATCCAACAATACAGTAACCTATCCGACGCTGTTGGATATACATATCAGCAAGACGGCCATAGCTTCTACGTCCTGAATTTTCCGACTGCCGATACCACATGGGTTTATGATGTAGCGACCGGCGCATGGCATGAGCGCGCAGGATGGGAGAACGATCAGTTCACCCGCACGCGCGGTAGTTGTCAAATGAACTTTAACAATGAGATCGTTATAGGCGATTATCGCACAGGCGAAATTTTTGCCTACGATCTCAATGTTTATTCGGAATCGGGAACTACACAAAAATGGTTGCGTTCATGGCGCGCGTTGCCAACGGGTCAGAACAATTTAACCCGCACAGCGCAGCATAGTCTTCAGCTTGACTGTCAAGCTGGCGTTGGTTTACCTGGGTATGCAACGCCAACATATGTCTTTGAAAATATTTTAGACAGAGCGTCTGATAATATTTACACCCGCGATGATGAGCTTATTCAGTCTCGCGAATATAATCCTGCTACAATAGGCGCAGATCCGCAGGTTATGCTGCGATGGTCGGACGATGGCGGACATACTTGGTCAAATGAGCACTGGAAGTCTATGGGGCCAATAGGCCGAACAGGCTACCGCACAATATGGCGTCGGCTCGGCATGACGATGAAACTCCGCGATAGGGTCTATGAGATATCGGGCACCGACCCCGTAAAGATTGCTATTATGGGCGCTGAACTGCACGCGAGCCCGACCAATGCCTAATTTAGTTGATAACAACACACAGATCCCCGCCGCGCGCGTTAAGATGAATGACGACACTACGGGATTCGTTAACCGCCCGTGGTATCGTTGGTTTTTTAATACTTACCAAGCGCTTGAAGCGGGACGTAGATACGGATCATTTTATAGCACAACAGCTTTTACACCTGCGGCTACTAACACAGCATATGCAATAACCTTCAATAATACATATACTCGCGCGGATGGGTCTGATGTAACGTATGGTGTTTATATCGGCACACCCACGTCTCGCGTTTACGTGGATAATACGGCTACTTATAATTTTCAGTTTTCAGCGCAATTAAAAAATATATCTGGCTCGGGGCATAGTATTTTTATTTGGCCTCGCGTTAACGGTGTCAATGTAGATGATTCCGCGACACAAGTAACTCTAGGCAGCGGCTCAAACGCTGCGGCTGTTGCCGCGTGGAATTTTGTGCTAAACCTCCAGACGGGGGATTATTTTGAGCTTATCTATTCAGTGGATAGCACAAACGTCACGATCCCTTATGTTGCCGCGTCTGGGCCTGTCCCCGCTATCCCCTCGGTCATCCTGACCGTAACAAGTTCTGTAGGTGTCTAAATGGCTGTTGTAACGCCCACCGCTAAAGCTCAGTTTATTGACGCCGCAGGCATACCGCTTGCTGGCGGTCTTCTCTATACATATCAAGCAGGCACGACGATTCCGCAATCGACTTATACGGATTCGACTGGCGCGGTTGCAAATACCAACCCAATTGTGCTGGATGCGCGCGGTGAAGCTAATATCTGGCTTGGATCTGCGACATATAAATTTAGACTTGCTGATTCTACAGATACTGAAATTTGGACAGTCGATAACGTCTCGGCCCCAACAACAGCGTTGTCGCCAGTATTGTCAGGTAACGTCACGATTGATTCGGATACGGCAGGCCCAGCTCTTAAAATAACGCAGACTGGCGGTGGGCCAGTGCTTCGCGTTCAAGACAGCGCCGATCCTGACGCAACGCCTTTTATCATTGATAACACAGGCCAAGTAGGTATTGGAACTGCTACCCCAGCTAATGCCCTTGATGTTGCTGGCGGCACGGTTCAGATCTCGTCATCGGGCGGCACGTCTTATACGACTATATCAGCCGACGCGACGGATTCTATCTTTGCTGCGACAAGTTCACGAAATCTTACTTTTAAAACAGACGCAGCGACCCGATTGACTGTTAATAGCACGGCAGCAACATCTACTGTCCCTGTCGTGCTTCCGGCTGCGCCAACAACTACGCTTCAAGCGGCGACTAAGGGGTATGTTGATAACCTAACAGGTGCTCCCGCAGGCGTTATCATGGCTTTTGCGGGGACGGTTGCACCAACAGGATTTCTTGCTTGCGAAGGCCAAGCAGTTTCAAGAACAACCTATGCTACTCTTTTTACCGCCATTGGCACGACATGGGGTAGCGGTGACGGATCCACGACGTTTAACTTGCCAGATCTTCGCGGTATGTTTGTGCGCGGCACAGGCACTAATGCGACTGGATCGTCTAGCGGTGCGGTAGGCCCATCAGTCGGCGCATACGCGGCTGACACTTATTTAAACCATAACCATACTGCAACGCAAACCGCTCATAGTCACTACGTGCAACCTTCTGGTTTTAATGGTGGATCTTCGGGTGTATATAATCAGCCAGTAAATTATGTATCTGATACTACCATATCTACATCTTCAGTGGCCCCTGCTATTACTGTAGCCACATCCACGACCGGCGGCACGGAAACAAAGCCAAAGAACTATGGCGTGCTATACATCATCAAGACCTAATGATCGCGCTATAGCCTTAAAGATAGGCTATGCCGCGACTGATTGGGAAGACTATATAAGTTACGAGGACTACGAGGCTATTGCGGCAGATTGGGATTTAAAATTGATCGTGAGAGATAACACGCCGATAGGAGCTATCTATTCCAAAAACGGCGAAACTCATGTATCAATATTACCTGAGTGGCGCAGGCGCTGGCTGACTAAAGGATTGTTAAAAGAAATCTTGGCGGATATGCAATTTACAAAAGTCGCTAAAGGCCATGATTTCATGTATAACATATTGGAAAGACTAGGTTTCAAGCGACAGGCAGATGGAACCGTAGCAAGAGAGAACTAATATGGGTTTTCAATCAGCCGCTAACGCTCAAGCGCAAGGCACCCAACAGGGCATGATGTTCCAAGCGGCTGCGGCTCAACAGCAACAGCAAGCTCTTCAGCAAGCGCAAGAACGCGCGGCGGCAGATTTAAAAGCTGGTCGGGAGCAAGGTATAGGCGCGCTGCAAGCCGGTCAGGCTGGCGCTCTCGGCGCTCTCCCACAATATTATCAACAAGGCATTGGTTTCCAACAGCCTTATATGCAGGCAGGCGCTGGAGCTACAAATCAGCTCGCGCAGCTCTTTGGTCAAGGCGGCGCGTATACGCAACAGCCGACGCTTGAACAGCTTCAGATGGATCCGAGCTATGCTTTTCGGCGTCAGCAAGGTGAGCAAGCAATGCTTAACGCGGCTCGCGCGGGCGGTTTGGCGGGGTCGGGTAGAGCGTTAACGGCAGCTATTGATTACGGTCAACAAGCAGGAAGCCAAGAGTATAGCAACGCTTACAATCGTTTTATGGCTAATCGTTTAGCCGCCACACAAGGGCTTCAAGGTTTAGCTGGTCTGGGCGCAAACGCCGCGCAAACTTCGACAGGTCTTGCGGGTCAGACTGGCGCTAATCTAGCGAATGTATACACAGGCACAGGCGCTAACATCGCTAACACCGCAACCGGCACGGCGGCTAATCTAGCCAACACCTACGCCAACACAGGCAACCAACTTGCCAATGTCTATGGCGGTCTTGGTCAAGGGCTTGCTCAAGGCGCGGCTAACATTGGTTCGATCTACGCCCAAGGCGCGATGGGGCCGACTAATCTTCTTGCCGCTCTTGCGGGTCAAGGTCTGCAAGCTGGCGCGTATATGTATGGGCGCAGGCCAGCGTCGGGAGTTGTAGGTTAATGCCGATTCAATACCAACCACTTCCCGAACTTCAGATTCCAAACGTCAATATCCTTGGCGCGTTAGCGCAAGGGCAAGCCTCTTCTTTGCAAGAAGCACAAGCGGAAAAACTGGCGCAGAGTTTACAGATTCAAGCCGACAAAGACGCACGCGAAGCTAGTCTGGCAGCGCAGAAATTAAAAAACGAAGAATTAGATTTTGCGGTTAAAAATGCAAATATATTTAGAGATCGTTTGCAGCAAATAAATCCCACATCACCTGACGCGCAAGCCCGTTACGACGCACTTTTACAAGAGTTTCAGCCTAAAGCCCCGTCGCTTTTGGCTAACGTCCCGACTGTGTTTAACGCGCAGACGCAACGCGATCTACTTACCTCGCACGATGACTTTATGAAAGTGACCGCGCCTAAAGAGCGCGACACGATGGTAGACGGCAAAGTCGGCAAGGCTACGTTTATCTTCGACCCATACTCTCAAACGGAGCGCATGGTCAGCGGATCATTTCAGCCAGGGGCTAAAGATCTTGTCGAAGTAAAAGACAAAGACGGAAATATTATCGGCGTCCGCGAAAAGGGTAGCACACAAATCCAAGAGCTGACGTTACCAGGGCAAGCGGCACCTACTGTTGCTGCGCCTGTTGATGGTATGCCAGGGCCGCGTGGCGCGGCAGTCGGTATGGATCTTACCCGCAAGTTTGAAGGGTTTAGAGAGAAGCCATATTTTGACGTTAACGCACAGCGCGTCGGTTACGGCAGCGACACGGTAACAACGCCAGAAGGCAAAGTTGTTCCTGTCACTAAAAGCACGACGACAACTCAAAAAGACGCGGAACGCGATCTTAAACGCCGGATTGAAACGGAATTTATCCCCAAAGCCGCCGCACAGGTAGGCCAAGAGAATTGGGATCGGCTACCAGAAAACGTCGCAGGCGCGCTTACATCTGTCACTTATAATTACGGAAGTCTACCAAACAAAGTTGCGGCGGCTGTTAAGACCGGCAACGTGAACGCTATAGCTAACGCGGTCGAAGCATTAGCCGACGATAACAAAGGAGTTAATCGCGGACGCCGCATGAGCGAAGCCGCGACGATTCGCGGTAGCGAAATGCCTGGAACGGCTGCGGTTCCATCATTTGCCGCCGCTCCGCCCCCTGCGGCTCTTGGTATGTCTCCGCAGATTGTGCCGCCTATCAACATGATGGCGGGCGGCGCTATGCCGATTCAGAACGCGATGGCCGCTCCAGCGGCACCACCAATGACACTTGCAGAGTTTGCAAAACAGCCGTTAAAGAAAAAGAACACAGTGTTCTTTAAAGATCTTCTTACATCCTATGAAGACCAAGAGCGTGCAGGTATTCTTCCAACTAAAGAAGAAGGCCCGATTGCACGCGGTAAAAAGATCGCTTTGGCTAATGTGCCGCCTGCCGTTGCGCGCACAATAGATCCAACGGGTCAAGAACTGCGCGACATTACGATCAATAAGATAGATCAGTATGTAACTATGTTGCGCGAAACTGGCACAATGACCGGCGGCGAAGGTAATACAATTGCTGAACTTGAGGCCAAAAAGAAAATGCTTGGCGGAAGCGATCTGACGATTGATGCTCTTCGTAAGATTGTAGTCGATCTTGATAAACGCTTTGGCACCGGCACACTCAAAGCCGAAGGCGGCTCAAAGACTTTCACGGTGAATGTCCCTGGCATGGGCGCAGTTCCATTCCCTAGCCAAGAAGCGGCGGACGCATTTAGAAAAGAGGCGGGCCTCTAAAGATGGTCGATTATGCCGCGCTCATTGCTAAACACGGTGGCACCGCGCCAGAACCAAGCGCGGTAGACTATGCAGCTTTAATAGCCAAACACGGCGGCACCGCACCTGAGAAAAGTTTGACTGCCGAACGCGCAGTTCCTGTAGCTATGGGCGCGGCAGCGCCGACAGTTGTAGGCGCGTTAGGCGGCATGGGCGCAGCGGCATTAGGTGGCGGCGCAGCGATTCCGGCGGCTTTAGGCGGCGCGGCGTTACTTGGCGGCGCTGAACTTGTCGGCAATCTTTATAATGTTGCGCGAAGCGCGACTGGCTATAAACCCGTCAAAACACCGTTCGAGTATATTCGCGGGGCGCTTCCGCAAGAATTTCAGCCGCAGACGCCGCAAGAGCGCATGTTAGCCGCTGGCGTTGAAGGCGGTCTTGGCGCGGCGACCGGCGCAGGCGCTGCACGATCAGCCATTAACGCGATGTCATCGGCAGGGCGCGCAGCTCCGGCAGCGCTTAACGTATTAGCCGCGCAACCAGTCGCGCAAACGGCAGCGGGTATTGCAGCGCCTGTCGCGGCTGAAGCAGCGCAACAAGCTGGCGCGGATCCTTACACGCAATTTGGCGCGGCTATTCTTGGCGGCGTTGCTGCCGGTAAGTCAGTTAGCACACTTAATAAAGTTGGGCGCACCGCTTCGGCCACGCTTCAAAATATTGGTTTGCCATCTACGCAACAACTTGGGCGAGAGGCCGACGCAGCGTTTAACGCGGTTAAAAGATCTGGACTTGAGTATGAGCCTTCAGCCGTTAAGGATTTTAGAGATCGTTTAGAATTGCAATTAGAAGCTGACTATGATCCGGCAAGCAGCCCCAAGGTCATGTCTATTCTTAACGGAATCACGAAAAAAGCTGACGCCGGTAAGACATCTATTAAAGATTTGCATGATCTTCGCAAGAGAATTGGTAATGAACTCCGCAGCGGTTTCGATCCGTCGCAGCGCACACAGCGCGCTATGGGCGGCATAATGACCGACGCGCTGGATGATTTCATAACTGACCCGAATACGACAACTGTATTTAGCAAAGCCGTTCTTGACCCAACGCAGATCACGCAAACTTTCCAAGACGCTATCAGTAAATATAAAATGATGAGCCAAAGCGCGGAAATTGAACAAGCCGTTTCGCGCGCAGCTAAACCTAAAGCTGACTTTGGCTCTGTTATTCAAACTCAAATGAGTCGCATTGCAAGCAGTCCTGCACGTTTAAATCGCTTTACGCCAGAACAACGGCAAGCTATTTCGTCGATTGCGGCAGGTGAATTTGCGCCTGGTTTTGTCAGCGGTCTTAGCAGGTTTGCCCCATCATTAAGTGTCCCTGGTCTTCTTAAAGGCGGCATCCAAGGCGGTATCGGTTATGCTGGCGCGACGGCTGGTATGCCTTTAATTCCTGCCGCTATGGGCGGTTTAGCTGCCGGTGGTTTATTAGCGCGGGGCGGTCGCAATATACTGGCTAACATGGCTATGAGAAATCTAGCCGCTTCAACGCGCGGCGGCGCACTTGCTGCGCCTTTAGCACCTGCTAACTTTGGCTTGCCTGCAATAGCGCAAGGCGTAAACGCGATGGCTCCGCAATGAACAGCGAAATCCAAGTCTTCTTTGATGTCGCCGTAGGCGTTATCGGCGTCCTGGGCGGATGGGTATTGAATACCGTCTGGGGCGCTGTCAAAGACTTGCAAGTTGCCGATAAAGAACTGGCCGAAAAGGTTGGTGAAATCGAGGTGCTTGTTGCTGGTCGTTACATCACACGCGAAGAATTTAATACCGTGCTCAATCAAGTGTTTGCAAAACTCGACACCATTCGAGATCTTGTAAGCCAGAAAGCAGACCGGCGATGAAAGAGAACTACGCGCAAGCTCTCAAACAAGTTCTTAAATATGAGGGCGGCTACGTTGACCATCCGAAAGACCCAGGAGGCCCGACGAATAAGGGCGTTACGCAAGCAGTCTATGATGCTTGGCGCAAGTCGCAGAATCTCTCAACGCAAAGCGTGCGCGCTATTGTTGATTCGGAAGTTGCGGCGATTTACAAGAACCTCTATTGGGATCGTGTTTCTGGAGATAATTTGCCCGACGGCGTTGATTTTGCTGTGTTCGATTTTGCTGTGAATAGCGGAGTCAGCCGCGCAGCTAAGACGCTTCAAGCTGTTGTCGGCGTTACGCAAGACGGTCAGATCGGCCCTGCAACAATCCAGGCTACCAAAACCTACGTCGCTATGGCCGTGACCAATAAACGCCTTGCGTTCATGCAATCCCTGTCGATCTGGTCTACGTTTGGCAAGGGCTGGTCTGCGCGTATCGCAGACGTTAAAGCACAGATCATAGCGCTTGTTAAATAGAATCATTGTCGCTCTTACGGCGTCATATGTTGCGAAACTAGCATTTATGCTTGGCATTTATTTTAGAGGAGCACTCGAATGATTAAGAATTGGAAAACCACCATCCCGGGCATTCTCACTCTCGTTGGTGTCCTCTTCAACGCTTGGCAAACTAAAACGCTTGACTGGCCTTCTTTGCAAGCTGCGTTGATTGCTATTGGTCTTATCGGCGCTAAAGATTTTAACGTCACGGGCGCATGACAACTGCTATCTTAATTGGCTTATTTTTAACGGTGCTTTACGGCGGCGTTAAAATGTTAATCGCTGATGCTTATGATCGTGGGCGGCGTGAGGAAGTCACACGTCGTATGGATCTGCAAGCTAAACTGAAAGCACAACAGACCAATGTTGTCATGGCCCCAAAAACCGTGGACGATACTATTTCTGATCTTGACAACGGCACTTTCTAGTTGCCAGTCAACGAGCGGCGGGTCATGCCCGCCACTCGCTCAATACTCAGTCGCTCAACAGCGCGCCGTTGCCGCTGAACTTCGGCGGCTCCGTGGATCCGAAACGGCTCAGTTTATCGTCGATTACGGCAAGCTCCGCGCGGCGTGTCGGCTTTAACTCTTCTTTCTTAGCGGGCGTTAGGTTAGCGCGCTTCTTGTAGCCGATGTTAGCGCCGGTAGCGGCCTTCTGACTCACGTAATCATTGGCGAACATCGCCGCGAACGCTTCATAGTTCATCGCGTCAAGGCGGCTGTCGATGTGCGTCGGATCACTGAAGGCGCGCGCGTTCTTAACGCAGACCATGATGGTCGCTACCTCAAAGGGATGAATATCGCGGCCCAGACGCAGGCTTGCCAGATCAGCAACAAGCTGAAAATTATCCTCAATTCCACCGTAGTTCTCACCGCGCTCGCTTATGATTTCGCTGGCTTGTTGTAGTAGATCGTGCGGATTCATCTATTTCCCCTATTAATTCGGCCCGTTCGCGCATCATACGCAGCGTTGTAAATCGCTGATGTAGTCTGATGAGCACCGTTGACCTGCGAGCGTTTCGGCGCTCGTCCGCCAAAAGGTTCCATACCTCTTGTTCTGTAAAGCCGTTGATAACTTCGTTTAGTTCACGCCAATTCATCTAAGGCTAACTCCGCTATTTTGCGCTTGTTATGCAGCGCCTCTAAAATCCCACTGTCAATAGTATCATTACACATGATGAGGTAACACCAAACATCTTTTGTCTGTCCGCCGCGATGTATGCGCCCGATTGTCTGTTCATAAAGTTCTAGCGACCACGGCAATGACAGCCAGATCATTTTATTGCCGCCGTGTTGCAGGTTCAGCCCATGACCTGCGCTCTTTGGATGCAGGGCTAATAATTCGAGTTCACCTTTGTTCCACTTGTCAACGACGTTTTTGTCGTCCATTGTAGAGAGTTGTGGATAACGTCGTTTAAGTTCGGCAAGTTCTTCTTGGTAATTGTAGACAATGATTGTGTTGTCGTGTTGGTTTTCGTCAAGAATATCTTCTAGCATGTCGAACTTGTGATCTGAAATCCGCGTCGGGCCTTCTGGGCCGTAAACAAACCCGCCCGCGAGCTGTTGCAGTTTCTGAGTCATTACCGCCGCTGTCGGCGCGGAGATCACTTGTTCGCGTAACTCCAAGACAAATTTCTTTTTCATGGCAAGATAAACGTCATAATCGTCCATGCTACAGCGCATCTTCACAATGTTGAGCGGTGGCAACTTGTCTTTGTATTCCCCAGGCTCAAGCACATAAGTCACAGGCTTGATCGCGGCCATCACGTATTCAAGCGCGTTACTGTTTGGTGCCCATTGGTTAAACTCGCGGTTTATAAGGTGAAAGTGTTGTTGCAGAAACGCGCCTTTGCTGCGGCCTAATAATTTTTGATCTATGATCTTGCATTGGCCGAACACGTCTTCGAGGCCGTTCGACGTGAACGATCCTGTCAAACCCCAACGCACGTTAAACTTATCAATCAAGCCCCATAGGTGTTTAAACCTTTTGCCGCTTGGATTTTTTAACTTCGTAAGTTCGTCGAATACAACGCCAGCAAAGCCAGTAAAATTACTAAGATCGAGTGAAGTAATATTGTCATAGTTTGTGACCACGATGTCTGCGTCTGAATCAAAGGCGGCTTTGCGTTGCGCTGGCGTTCCGACGGCAACGGCGATTTCAAACTCTGGACACCATTTCTTGCCTTCAACAGGCCAGACATCAGTGCAAACGCGCTTGGGCGCAAGCACTAGCCAACGATCAACAAGACCACGCGCAAGCAGTTCAGTCATTGCAGTTAATGTGATCGCGGTCTTTCCTGCGCCGACGGGCGCAAGAATCATTGCGCGGTCGCGCGCAAATAAAAAGTCTGCGGCTTCATCTTGATACGGTCGTAATTTCACAAGCCCACCTGTCCACTTGTTCGCGGTTCCAAAGGCACGCATAACGCTGATTCAATTTACGCATGTCGTCGGCAAACAACTTTTGCAACGCGGATAGCTTGCCGCCGTCCTTTTTCAGTTCTACAAACCACGTCTCGCCATTGGGTAAACAGACAATTCTGTCAGAAACGCCACGGTTTGAGAGACTGTTAAATTTAAACGCAACGCCGCCAAGTGATTGAACTGTCTTGACAAAGTAGCGTTCCACATCTTTTTCCAAATCAACCATGAAAAACTTGTTGCATAAAATTCTTTTACAGTCTAGTCTCCGAATCACGAAAGGTAGATTCATATGCACAGTAATATAGTCGGCGGTTCAACTGCGAAGCGCGTCCTTCAGTGTCCTGGCAGTGTGAAGCTATGCCAGAACGCACCTCCTAAACCCTCATCTAAATACGCTGACGATGGAACGAAACTACATGACGCGGTTCACCAAGTTCTTTCCTTCGATGCTAATGCAGATGATCTTCCTCTTAGTGTTGAGGGTCGCGCTAAACTTGATTTTGCCATTGCAGCATTAGGCGAAATTGATCCAGATAACCAACTCGAATTTCAAACGGAATGTCGGGTGCATTTTGGGGATTTTCTTGCAAACGTCTTTGGCTCCTGTGACCTTCTTGGTCGTTTACGGTCTTCTACAATTTTGGTTGATTGGAAGTTTGGTGATTGGGTTCAAGTCTTTCCCGAAGAAAATGATCAGCTTCTTTTTTACACAGCCGCAGCCATGCGAACGCCCGAAACGAAATGGGCGTTTGAGGGAACGGATGAAGTAAAACTTTACATAGTTCAGCCGCCAAGCGTTCGCGTTTGGACGACGACTAAAGAGCGCATCCAACAGTTTGAGCGCGATCTTTACGACGCTGTGCAGCTTGCGTTCATGCCTAACGCGCCGCTTAACGCAGGCGATTGGTGCCGTTGGTGTGCGGCAAAAGCTATGTGTCCATTACTCTCTGGCGAAGTGGAGCGCGCCTTGAAAACACAACTTAACAACATAACGCCTGAAGGCTACAGCAATGCACTCATTATGGCAGACCGTCTTGAAGATTGGATCAAAGCCGTTAGAGAATTGGCGCAACAGGCGCTTGAAAACAACATTACAATCCCAGGATTTAAACTTGTGCCAAAGCGCGCGATCAGACAATGGGTCGATGAAGAAGGCGCATTGGAAGCTCTTAGAAAAATGGGACTTGATGATTCGGAATTGATAGAGACGGCGTTGATCTCGCCAGCGAAAGCCGAAAAGGCGCTTAAAAAGCATAAGCTGGCATTACCTAAAGATCACGTCGCCGCTATCTCATCGGGCAACACTATCGCGCCGGAGTCAGATCCGCGCCCGTCAGTGGTGCAAGTCGGTTCGCAGTTGCGGGCCGCGTTCTCTAAACTTGAGGTAAAGTAATGTCAAATATAGTAAAGTTTGGTGGTGCAAATCTTCCTTCACCGCAGTCATTGTCCACTGCATTGCGCGCTATTGAAGCGGATGTCGGGCCTGTTGGTTCCGTAATCCTCAAAATGGATCGCACGGGTCATTGGGTGTATGGCGCGGATCAAACGGAGGTTGAGAAGGATACACTATGGGCGATCAATCCTTATTCGTTCGTTCATGGTTATATCGCTTGGGGAACGGGTGAAGTTCTTGCGGAGAAGATGGTTAACATCGCGGATCCGCTTCCTGAACTTGATCCGCCACCCGCAGGCGCACAGGCTGGTTGGCAACCACAAGTCGGCGTTTCGCTCAAGTGTTTAACGGGCGAAGATAAAGGCTTGGAAGTTCGCTTTGCTACAACGTCAGTTGGCGGCAAGCGTTCGATGCACGCGCTGGCGATCAAGGTTGCGGATCAAGCTGACAAAGATCCATCTAAACTGGTTGCAGTTGTAAAACTGTTAAGCGATCACTACCCACACAAGACGTATGGCAAGATCTATACGCCTGTGTTTGATGTGGTCGAATGGATTAGCATTGATGGCGAAGGCGCTGAAGACGTAGCTCCACCTACGGAATCGGCAAACACGACCCGCCGCCGTCGAGGCTAATAAGACGGGGCGGTATTCGCGTGACATCGGGCCGCCCCGTTAACTACCAAACAGAAAGATAAGAAGATGACCGAACGTAAAGTTTGGAACGACGCAACACGTCTAACGCCCAAAGAACAACAGGTCTATGATCTGTTCCGTAAGGGCTTTAAGTGTAAAGATATCGCTGTGATCTTGAGCATTACGCCAAGCGCAGCACGAACAAGACTAGCTCTAGCAAAGGATAAGGTGCGCTGTGGCGGATAGAGAAGCACGGCTAAAAGAACTGATGGGGGACTTACTGTTCACCATTAAAGAATACTCTGACAAACATGAGAGGCCCGATGAAATCTTATTTGTTCTTGACCGTATCGTTGACGCTTATCGTGCAGCCTTTGAAAGCACAACAGATCATCGTGTTCAACGGCCCGAACGGCCCCGTGGCAACGGAGCTAAGTTACCCAACTGAGAACTTTTACTATCTTGGCAATGACGTGATCTCAGCGCCGAAGATCGGAAACTACACAGTTTATAATGGGCCTAATGGCGAGCTGTTAGGAAGCCGTGTTGATGGAGTGGCAAATGAGTGAGCGCAATGCACAAATATCTACGGTAGTAAAAAATATTAACGAAGCGTTGGATAAACTGCGTGAAAAGACGCAATTATTATATTCTAAGATGCAAGACCAGAATCAAATAATAGCCGATTTGCGTGCCGAATTAATGACGGTAAGACCATTCAAACAACAATCAAAACGCGACAAAGAAATATGCGTCGCCAGAGATAACGGCGAGTCTTTTGTATCGTTAGGTAATAAATATAATTTGTCCACGTCTCGGATTCAGCAAATATATAAGCGTTGTAAAAAATGATCTGGCTTGACTTTGAAACGCGCAGTCATTGCGATCTAAGAGCGCATGGCGTCTATATCTACGCGCAAGACAAGACAACACAAGTGTTGTGTATGTCCTTTGCACACGACGATGAGAACGTATCGACGACAACAAACATGTCGGAGATGCGGCACATCTTGTCAGAGAAGCCGCAACAGATCCGCGCGCATAACGCGGCATTTGAGCGGCTGATCATAAAGCATGTGTTAGGCTTAGACATACCATTAGAACAGTTCTACTGCACGGCGGCGCAGGCGCGCGCTAATTGCGCGCCTGGGTCACTGGAAGACGTTGGCAGATTCTACGGCGCGTCGATGAAGAAAGATCACAAAGGCGCTGCGCTTATTCGCAAGCTGTCCATACCACAGAAGGACGGCACGTTTAAAGAGAGCCCATACTTGCTAGACAAGATGATCGCCTATTGTGAGCAAGACGTGCGCGCGATGCGCGTCATTAGTAAGATGATGCGCGAACTGACCGACGAAGAGTTAGCAGATTACTACGTTAACGAGCGCATCAATGATCGTGGCGTGTTGGTTGATACTATAACATGCGGCGCGGCGGGCATGTATAGCCGCGAGGAAACGCTGGCGATTCAAAACCGCATAGATGTCTTGACGAAAGGCGAAGTCACCGCAGCGCGCGGAACTAAAATGCGCGATTGGGTTTTGGCTAACGTAACAAACGAAGCCTATGATGTCGTCATGCGCGACGGTAAGGCGACGATTGATAAGCGCACACGCGAAATGTTGATGGAGCTGGGGCCGGATCTTGTCGAGCCTGACGTGTTAGAAGCTATCGAACTGGTTGACGGCGGATGGTCATCATCGGTTGCTAAGTTTAATCGGCTTTACAATTTAGCAGGAGATGATCGCCGCGTCCGTGGCGCGTTTGTGTTTGCTGGCGGTAGCGCCACAGGCCGCGCGTCTAGCTACGGCGCACAGGTGCATAACTTTCCGCGTGAGTGTGTAAAAGATCCTGACGCAGTGGCGCAGGCAATGGCGTTCTCGCGCGATCTAGTGCCTAAGTTCGGACGACGTGTAAATGATGTTTTACGCGGCATGTTGCGCCCGTCTCTTTGCGCGGCGAAAGGCAAAGCATTAATTGCTGCCGATTGGTCGGCTATCGAAGGCCGCGTTAATCCGTGGTTGTCCAATAAAGGCCAAGATAAGCTAAACGTGTTCATTAACGGTCAAGATGTTTACAAGACTAACGCGGCGGCAACGTATAAAGTTTCTTACGACGAGGTATCAAAAGACCAACGCCAGGTTGGCAAAGTGCAAGAGCTGGCGTGTGGGTTCGGCGGTGGCCTTGGCGCGTTTGCTGCGATGGGTAAGATTTACGGATTAAAATTAGCCGCACCTAAAGCAAGACAAATGGTGAACGCATGGCGCTGGTCTAATCAGTGGGCGGTTACTTTCTGGCAAGAATTAGAATCCGCATACATGACTGCGATGAGAAAGAAAGGGGAAGTTTCGACGGCAGGTAAAATAAATTACTTGTTCGACGGCTTACACCTTTGGTATTCTCTGCCTTCTGGGCGTGTGCTTTGTTACCCATTCGCGCGCTTCGAGGAAAACGGCAACTTAACGTATGCAAAAGCATCTTGGAAGCCTGCGGCAGACGCCGAAGAATGGCCCAGGGGTAAGCTATGGCATGGCCTCGCGTGTGAGAATGTTACACAGGCGACCGCCCATGACCTTTTGCGTGATGCTTTGCGCCGTTGTGAGCGTGAGAATCTTAATGTTGTTTTGCATGTGCACGATGAAATTGTTTTGGAATCATCGTCGCCGGACGAAGATAAGATAAAATTAGAATTAATTATGACCACGCCCCCGTCATGGGCCGAAGGTCTGCCGCTTGAAGCGGAAGTAAAAATCATGGGAAGTAGATACGGAAAATGATTGCAGTTTGGTTTTCATGCGGAGCCGCCAGCGCAGTCGCGGCAAAACTGACGTTAGAAAAATATTCTGACGTTCGCGTAATAAATAATCCTGTAGCGGAAGAGGACGACGACAATCGCCGGTTTCTGCGCGACGTTGAATCCTGGCTTGGCATTAAGATTGAAAGCGCTATCAACCCTAAATACCCTACCGCGTCTGCGTATGATGTATGGGCTTATCGTAATTATATGTCGGGCGTTAGCGGGGCAGTCTGCACGGTAGAACTAAAAAAGCGCGCGCGGCAGATATGGGAACAGACAAACAAAGCCGAATGGCATGTGCTTGGTTTTACCGTCGATGAAAAACATCGGTTTGATAGATTTGTTTTAACTGAGCGCGATAATGTTTTACCTGTTTTAATTGACGCAGGACTAACAAAGCAAGACTGTTTAGACCGCATTATAGCCGCTGGCATAAAGCCGCCACGCGTTTACGGTCTTGGCTTTCCAAACGCTAATTGCATTGGCTGCGTAAAAGCAACGTCACCTACCTACTGGAATCTTGTCCGACGCACGCACCCAGAGGCGTTTCAACAGCGCGCCGAACAATCGCGGGGGCTTGGGGTGAAGTTGGTAAGGTATAAAAACAAACGTATTTATCTTGATGAACTGCCAGCGGACGCAAAAGGAAGACCAATAGCTAAAATGCAAATTGACTGCGGTATATTTTGCGAGGAAAGAATATGAGCGCCGAATTTCTTAATAAGATTATGAGTCTTGCCGAAGATGAATCGGAAACGATGCTCTTAATTAAGCAAATCGTGATCCGTGGCGAAGATGGCGAGATAGAATATTTCAACGACGGCGCGCCTAACTCTTCTTATCCTGCATGTTTACCGCAACGTGCAAAGATAAAAGATGGTGATTCTTGGTATATTAACACAGGCGTTTATATCAAAGATCGTTTTATTAAAGGCAAACCATCCGCAAGCAAACGCTGCATTGACTATGTTGCGTTTATGATGTTGGACGATATTGGTTCAACAAAAACTTACAACGGCAAACAATTTGTTGTTAAGACGCCGCCGATAAAGCCGTCGTGGATTATGGAAACGTCGGAAGGATCTTTTCAATACGGTTACATATTTAGCACACAACCAACGAAAGAAGAATTTAACGCTGCGATCAAAGCTATTATCGCAGCGGAATATACTGACCCTGGCGCATCAAACGCGGTGCGTAACTGTCGCCTACCTGGCTCAGTTAATCTTAAAAAGGGACGCGGTAATTTTAAAGCGCGTCTTGTCGAATCTAATTTAGATCTTGAATACACGCTTGAAGAGATCTGCGTTGCGCTTGATGTAACGCCGGTTGACGTTGCAACGGGTGATCATGTTTCTATTCGCGTAAAAGACACAGGCACAGATGCAGTTTTCCAATGGTTAAACGCGAACGGCCACGCTCACGGCGAGCCTAACCATGATGGGTGGGCTCCCGTTATTTGTCCTAACGCAGAAGAACACAGCGACGGCAGCAACGTCGGCTATTATAACCCGTCAATGCGCGCGTTTACGTGCTTTCACGGTCATTGCCGCGAGAAGATAGACAGCAAGTTCTTTTGTAATTGGGTTGCAGAACAAGGTGGCCCAAAGGCGATGCCAGGGCTGCGCGAAGATCTGATAAACGAGAACATGCAACGACTGGCAAAGGCGCTGCCGGAGAACACCGCGTTTAAAGACAGTGCAGACAAACGTATTGCGGATGTTAAACGCTTTCAAGCCGGACGTGTCAAACAGGAAAGTTGGTTCGAGCGTTTCCTCTATGTCATGGACGATGACTCTTACTTTGATAAAGAATCTTGCATTGAATACTCACGCGCCACGTTCAACGCAATCTTTCGCGGCGTTGCGTGTGTGTCCGTTAATGGGCTAAAGCCGCGCCGGATTGAGGCGTCGATATATTACGACGAGCACCGCGAAACCAAGTGTGAATACACGTTGAAGGGTGTGACTTACGCAGCGGGAGAAAGCCTGTTGGTTCACAAAGACGGGCTTGTCTACGGCAACCGCTGGCGCGACGCGCGGCCCGACGTGAAGGGCAAAGGCGGCGATGTCACGCCTTGGCTTGAGCATTGCGAAAAGCTGATCCCTGACGAACAAGAGCGCAATCACGTCCTCGATGTGATGGCGTTTAAAGTCCAACATCCTAATATTAAAATTAATCACGCGATCTTGCACGGTGGCAAGGAGGGTCGCGGCAAAGATACGATGTGGGCTCCATTTATCTGGGCGGTGTGTGGCCCGAATGAAAAGAACTATGGCCTAATAAATAACGAAAGCCTGTCGTCTCAGTGGGGTTACGCGCTTGAGAGCGAGATCCTCGTCCTCAACGAGCTTAAAGAGCCCGACGCCGCGCAGCGTCGCGCCCTGGCTAACAAGCTGAAGCCGATCATCGCCGCCCCGCCTGACGTCATTACGATCAACCGTAAGAATCTGCACCCTTACGACATGCTCAATCGACTTTTCGTCCTGGCGTTCTCTAATGACGAGATTCCGATTTCTCTTCCGACGCAGGATCGTCGCTGGTTTTGTATATGGTCTAGCTGCGAGCGGATGACCCCAGAGGCCGCGCAGGATATGTGGGGCTGGTATCACAGCGGCGGCTTCGAGGCTATCGGGTCTTGGCTGCACACGCGTGATGTGTCGAAGTTCAACCCGTCCGCAACGCCTATGGAGACAGACTACAAGCGCACCATGATCGTCGGCGGTCTGTCCACGGCAGAGGCTTTCATCCTGCATCAGATCGAGATGCGCGCCGCGCCGTTCGAGTCGGGCGTTATCGCTGGCCCTTGGTATCGGCACTGTGAGATGCTTATGGGGCCAGGTATCGCACCATCCGGCCTCAAGATCCCACAGCCCGCGCTACTGCACGCGCTCGCGGAGGCTGGCTGGGTTGATATGGGGATGTGCGCGGCAGAGGAGCTGCCTACCAAGCGTCACATCTATGTGCGGCCTGACCGCCAACATGAGTCGAAATCAGATCTGAGACGGGCAATCGAACCAGTAAAGGTCGAAGGAAATGTATCGCCTTTTCGTAATACTAAGTAGCGCGCTTCTCTTATCCGGCTGTGAATTAACGAAGATCGTTTATCACACCTGTAAGGAAGGGTTGTGTCGTTGACATTCTGACAGATTGCCGTGATCATGGTCTGACCCTTTGGAGGGTCTGATCATGCTTTTCTTTGCATTGCTGCAAGAATTTTTATTTTTGCTGTTTCGTCCACCTCAACCAGCGCCTCTTCGAGCGCCAAGCGAAGGCGGTTGCTTTCGTCCACGGCGGCGGTGATCGTCCATTGTGACCGTTGCCGCGCCTCTTCATATCCTTTAAGATAGGCCGCAGAAACTTCTTGCTGCAACGCCTTTAAGCGCCGCTCATATTCGGTGTCAGTCACGTTAGCACCAAAAATAACCCCGCGTCGGTAGACACGGGGCCAAGTCAAGGGGAGGTCAATACGCTCCCGACTAATAGCAGATTCCCAGACCGTCGTATAGGTAGACGGGATCAACGAGCACGATCATACTTAGCCCCTCTCAGTTTAGCTTCCCAACATTTGACGCCATAGATCACCGTAGAATGGTCGCGCTTGAATATACGCGCAAGTTTTAAATAGCTAGAGTGGGTTTCATATCTAGCGCGATACATGGCCTTGTGACGAGCTTGCACGATCTTTGATACTCGTTTGTAGCCCACAATGTCTGACGGGAATATCAAGAACTCATCAGCCACTTCGGCTATTATTTCACGCACGAACACGTCGCCTTCCCTTTCATTGCTTGTGTCCCACCACGGCGCTCTCACTGTTTCATCTTTCTCGCAAATGAATCAAGATCGGCTTGCGTCCAGCCCGCAGCGGCTTGATGCTCTTCAATTTTCTTCATAACCCGCGCAAACTTCTCTTCCACGTCCGGCCCTTCCCCGCTGACCGTGACGGTCTTTGCAGGGTTGCCTTGGCTGTCAACCAAAACGAGCTTCATTGATTTCTTCATTTTGCAGTTCCACTTTTTCTCTTATGGCTTTCATGCGCGACGCTATGCTGCCAGGTAACTGATTCAGCGCTGCGCCGATCTGATGGTTGTCCAGCCCTTGTTGGCGCAAGTCCCATATGCGTTGCTCGTATGGCGTCAGCGCCGCAGGGTCTTTCATGTGTCTTTGTGGTTCTATCGTCATTTATTTTTTGCCTCTTCCACCGAACTGACCGCGCGGCTATCCAGCCATGCGTCAAGATCTTTTTTACGGTATCTGACCGCGCCGCCTAACTTGCAATAGGCTGGCCCTTGACCAAGAAAACGAAAGCGTTCCATCGTTGGTTTTTTAAGCCCGACATACGCGGCGGCTTCGATGGTCGTCATTACTTCGGTTACTATCGTGCTCATCGTCGCGCCTCAAGTTCGCCCGCGATCATCTCGCGCTTAACGCGGTCGTCCTCATGCTTGAGCATGAGTTCAAGGGACTCTGTTGACAATCTATACAACAGACAAAGATAGTCGTAATCACTCATTGAAGCACCCATAGTAAAAGGATGAAGATAGACGGAATCAACACGCTTACGCTGGCGGCTAGGCCGATAACATAGAGCGCGTGTTTCATTTGCGGTCAGCCTCGATAAGGGCAAGGATGCGGGTCGCGTGGCGCTTGCCGCGCAGTATGCGTTCCATCAGTTTGTAAGGCAGTTGACCATTGTCGAGGTTCACGTTGTTGGCCGTGATTCGCGTGAACTCAAAGCCCTTCTCTTTGTCTGGTATCGCGTCGCACGACCCGCCTTCGAATATGTAAGTAATCATTATTGTCCCCATTGATCGGCCATAGCGTCCGCTATGCCTTGATATGTTTTTGATCTTTCTTTCCATCGGTCAGGGCTTGGCGGCATTTTGTGGATGCGCGCCTCGCGGCCATCAACGATGTTAGTCGGTTCTAACTTTGGTAAATTCTTTAACCATAAACACGTCGCTTTAGTTTCGCCATGTCCAAATTGCCAAGGTTGAATAATTTGATCCGGCTTTCTGATTTGGCTGCTTATGATGCTGATCGGATTCTCTAACGCTATGCGAGGAATAGGCGCGTCCAACAACATTTGCACAAACCGTAATGCGTCTGCTTGTTCCTCCTTTTTATCTTTAAACCAACGCGCGCCACTCACGGCCAGATGCGTGCAAGGCGGATGAGCTATCATCAAATCCCATCTATCATCTAGAAATTGAATAACGTCGCCTTGATAGTGCGGCCCGTTAGCTTCTGAGGCCAACAAATCGCACGATACCGCGTCATGCCCGCGCCGTCTGAAAGCGTCGCGCACTGCCCCGCTGAACTCACAAGCCACTAAAACGCGCATATCTCTTCCATTGCGTTCAGGGCGATTCCATACATGTCAAGGCCGGTAAGCTCGCCGATCTCCCATAAGCGGCGAAGATCAGCGTGCAACGCGCGGCGGTCGTTGATTGGCAGTGGCGGCGAATAGTCGCTTGCGGGCGTGTCAATGTGAAAGCCTATGCCGATCTTACGCACCCAATGTTGACAAATGTCTTGCGCTTCGGCTTCAAGTTCGTAGATTTCCATGATCAATATCCTACAATGTGAGGGATTACGTTGGTGAAGATGACGACCGCTATCAGTGCGGTCGCCAAGTTGATGAGGGTGCTGTCGGGGCTCATTTGTAGAACCCCAAACCGGCTGCTTGTATGCGCTTGGCGAGTGCTACGATCTCGTCCGCGCCCGGATACATGCACACCGCGAACGGATGCTTCTTGTTGTAGTTGACCAGCGCGCAGGCAGCGCGGAAGGTCTTGTCATGGTTGCCAGAGGCGTAGGCGTTTTTGAGGTTTTGGATCTTGCCGTTCATTTGACTCTCCTTTTGATGTTTGTAGTTATACACATGTTTAAAAGTTATGTCAAATACTTTTTTACATTACGGCGAAAAAAAAGAACATGTTTTTTAGCGATGCGCGTCGCCATTGCGCGGGTGAGACAAACGCCTTCACGCAACACAATCGTCTCGCGTGGCGTCTCGCGGTTAAAGCCGCTCACATGCCAAACATATCCGGTAGGAGTTTTGGTGGTGGCCCAGGCGTAACAGTTATACATGTGCGTGTCCTTTACGTTTGATGTTGTGAGTTATACACATGTGCACAACTAGTGTCAATAGTTATTTTACACAAAATAAGATATTTTTTTACGGTGTGGGCGGTGTTAAGTAGTAAAAATGCGGTGTTGGGTAGTGAAAATGCGGTGTTGGGTAGTGGTTTGGCGGTGGTTGGGTTGGGGCAACTGTCTGTTAATGAACCCGTTTGTCGAGTTGGGTATATATATGATTAAAAATCAATTTAAAAATATTGTTATACTATTGTGCAGTGCAGCGCAAAACTTACCAGCAACTTTTTGGGCACTACCCAAACTACCCAACTCGCCAAACTCATTAACTTTTGGTAATGTTTGGTAAGGCGCGACACGGACGTTGAAAGCGATGTGAGGTGCGTTGAAAGCCAAAAACCAGGCTTCGCCCCCTCTCTTACGCAAAAACGCAGCCAGGGATTCCCTCGCTGCGTCAATAAAGACGCAGTAACATAAAGCGTGCGCGCCGTCAAGTTTACGTAAACTAAGTTTACAATCACGACGCGCCCGCGCTGGCAGTCGCTCGCCTGGTAGCTACATGACGAGCGCGCGCAGTGCGCGCCGCCAAGCGATCTTTAGTTTACATTCAGTAAGCGCGCACCGCTTTGTTTACATAAACACGTTTACAGCAAACAAGCGCGCGCTCGCGTCAATAGAACAAAGCGCGCACATTAACTGTCACACATTTGTTTACATAAACACGTTTACCGCAAACGATAGTTTACATTCAGTTATTATATACCGCGCGTTTACATAAACATGATTATTATAAACTCCCCGTTTACATAAACACGTTTACATAAACAAAGCTGCATGATTGTAAACTGTGCCATAATGATACAGTTTACATTCAACCCCGCCGTTTACATAAACATGTTTACGTAAACATTAAGTTTACATTTGTTTACATTCAGCTCCGTGTTTACATAAACTTAGTTTACATTCAGCTCGGCCAGGGGGCTCTGGGCCAGAGGGAAGGCGGGAATATCTATACAGGGACTGCACGAAATTTTTATTATTTTATCAGCTTGACGGCCCTCCCCTGGCGTGTAATATTAAAAGCATGATTACTCAAGCAGAACTCAAACAATCTTTGCGAATTGATCCAGACACAGGCGACATCCTTACTTTAAAAGGACGCCCCGCAGGTTCTATGACTTGGAATGGATACCGGCGTGTAACGATAAGAGGCCGCGAATATAAAGCGCATAGACTAATATGGTTATGGGTGCACGGCGAGCATCCGCCAAAGGATATGACAATAGATCATGTAAATGGGATCAAAACAGATAACAGAATTTGTAACTTGAGACTGGCAACACAAATGCAAAATACGGGGTTTTACTTTAGACCTACTGAAATGCGAAACATATATAAGGTTAAAGATCGCTACTGCGTAGAGATGCTGTATTATGGAAAACGTATTCGACGCGAAGCTAAGACCTTGGAAAGAGCTAAAGAAATACGCGCAGAGATATATGCTATTTACCCGCCATTGTGTAATCGTTAAAGCAATGATATAAAACATTTTATGACATTCCAGTCTCTGCCATACGAGCCTCGCAGCATAGAGGCGACGGAAAAGAATCTAGAGTTGATTTACGACGCCGCGCGCAAAGGCTTGAAAGGTGATGCTCTGGCCTATGCGGCTGGCATGACGCCGCAAGAGTATCGGCGCTTAATACAGCTCGACCCGATTGCGGAGTATGCAGAGTATAAGGGCCGCGCAGAGGGCGAAGCAGAGATGGCCGCGGTTCTCCGCACAGCGGCGTTGGCGGGCGATAGCAAAGCCGCGCTTGAGATGCTGAAGCACGCACATGGCTGGGTAGCCAAACAGGCTGTCAGCGTAGAGGTTAACCAGACGATCAGCATCACGGCGGCGCTACAAGAAGCGCAACAGCGCGTGATCGAAGGGCAGATCATAGATGCAGACGACTATATACAGCCCGGAGGAAGAACAGCGCTTGATGGCAACGTTGTGGAATCCAGCGCTGAAAAACGACCCGCTGGCCTTCGTCAGATTAGCCTTCCCGTGGAAGAAACCGAATACGCCACTTGAGCACTTCGAGGGGCCGCGTAAATGGCAACGGGAAATTCTGACAGAATTACGCGAGCACATCAAAGCTAACAACGGCAAGATAGACTTTGAAACGCTGCGTATGGCAGTCAGTTCAGGTCGCGGTATCGGTAAGTCTGCCCTCGTTAGCTGGCTGACGATCTGGATGCTGACCACACGGATCGGCTCAACGACCATCGTATCGGCTAACTCAGAGGCGCAGCTCCGTAGCGTCACCTGGGCTGAGATCACCAAGTGGCTAAGTATGTCGATACACAGTCACTGGTTCGAGGTATCCGCAACGCGAGTGCTACCGGCGAAGTGGATAGCGGAGCTGGTCGAACGAGATCTGAAAATGGGAACGCGCTATTGGGGCGTAGAAGGGCGGTTGTGGAGTGCAGAGAATCCTGACGCATATGCGGGCGTGCATAACTTCGCGGGTGTCATGCTGGTGTTCGATGAGGCGAGCGGAATTGATGATAGTATCTGGTCAGTTGCAGCGGGCTTTTTTACGGAAAATACCCCTAATCGCTTTTGGTTGTGCTTCAGCAACCCCCGTCGTAACTCTGGTTACTTTTATGAGTGTTTTAACTCCAAGCGAGACTTTTGGCGAAATAAAATTGTCGATGCCCGCTCCGTCGAAGGCACGGATAAAGCCGTCTATCAACAGATCATTGACGAGTATGGCCCCGACTCAAGCGCCGCGCACGTCGAGGTCTACGGTCAGTTCCCCAACGCGAGCGACGACCAGTTCATCGGAAACGCGCTGGTTGACGAGGCAATGGAACGTCCCGCTATATCCGACCAGTCCGCGCCCATCGTGGTCGGAGTGGATCCAGCACGCTTTGGTGCCGACGCTACCGTAATAGCGATACGGCAGGGGCGCGACATACTGAGCATCCGACGACATCGAGGCGACGACACGATGGAAGTTGTTGGACGAGTGATAGATACAATAGAGGAGTATAAGCCCGCCCTCGTTGTGATAGATGAAGGGGGTTTGGGCGCAGGTGTCGTGGATCGGTTGAAGGAACAGCGCTACAAGGTGCGCGGAGTAAATTTTGGAAACAAATCAAGTCGGCCAGGAATGTATGGCAACAAGCGCGCGGAGATGTGGGGCGCGATGAAAGACTGGCTGAAGGACGCAAGCATACCGAAGGATCGGTATCTGAAATCAGACCTGATCGGGCCAATGATGAAGCCGGACTCGAAGGGAACGATCTTCTTGGAGTCTAAGAAGGACATGAAGTCGAGAGGACTGGCGTCACCTGACGCAGCGGACGCTATCGCAGTAACCTTCGCCTTTCCTGTCGCTAGACGCGAGCAACGAGTAGACAACCCGCGCCGCGTAACGTATGCTGGCGGCGGTAATTCCTCTGGTTGGATGGCGCATTAAATGGCTAAAAAGTCTGTGTCATTATCTATAGGGCGCGGCGAAAAATTGCCTACGAAAGCTGGCGCTGGTCTGACGGCTAAAGGTCGAAAAGCCTATAATGCTGCTACTGGCAGTAATCTTAAGCCGCCCGCGCCTAATCCTAAAACCAAAGCTGACGAAGGCCGTAAAAAATCTTTTTGCGCAAGAATGGGTGCAGTTGCAGCTAAAGCTAAAAACGGCGAGCGCGCCAAAGCTTCTTTAAGGAGATGGAACTGTGGCAAGTAAGCCGGGACTTTACAGTAATATTCACGCCAAGAAAGCACGCATTGCAGCCGGATCGGGCGAGAAGATGCGTAAAGTTGGGTCTAAGGGCGCACCAACCGCTAAAGCGTTCAAAGAGTCCGCTAAGACGAGGAAGAAATAATGCCGCTAGTTAAGTCATCATCTAAGAACGCCATGCGTAAGAACATAGCCGCAGAGATAAAAAGCGGAAAAAAACCGGCTCAAGCGGCTGCGATTGCCTATTCTGTTAAGCGCGAAGCAGCTAAGAAAGGCGGCGGGAAAAAAGGCAAATCGTGCAGCTAATCTACGATGTTGGCATGCCATGCCGCAAAGGCCACACAACGGGCCGATATACGGTAAGCCGTAAATGCGTCCAATGCGCTAAAGATGCTGCGTTAGCTTGGAATAGAGCTAATCCTGAAAAAGCGCGCAAACATTGCGCTAATTATCGCGCGAATCACCCCGAACGCACGTCAGAACAATACAGAAACTGGCGCGTAAATAATCCAGACAAAGTAAAAGCCAAAAACGCTAATTGGCAGTCTAAAAACTGGGATAAATATTTAGGTATATCTTCTAGCTGGAAAAAACGTAACCCAGCGCACAGAAATGCTAAAGTAGCTGAACGACGCGCGGCCCAAGAGCAACGCACTCCTAAATGGCTGACAGACCAAGATTTTACTGATATAAAGAAATTCTACGACTTGGCCCATGAACTTTCACAGGCTTACGGCTTTCCTTGGCATGTGGATCATATTATACCGCTTAGAGGTAAAACCGTTTCAGGACTACACGTAGTCGATAATCTCCAAATTATACCGGGGTCTGAGAACTCGCGGAAAGGCAATAGATTCTATGGCTGCTAGTGATGTAGAGGGCGCTGGAAAAGTATCGGATGCGTCTGAAGGCGACCGTTTGGCTACTATGCGTCATCGTTTTACTGTTGCCTCTGCCGCTTACGCTGACAGTAGGGAAGACGAATTAGACGACTTGCGATTTATGGCTGGCTCGCCAGATAACCAATACCAATGGCCCGCTGACGTGTTGGCGACCAGAGGCGCGGTGCAGGGTCAGACGATCAACGCACGACCATGCCTGACAATTAACAAATTACCGCAGCATGTCAGGTTAGTAACCAATGAACAACGACAAAACAGACCGTCTGGTAAGGTCATCCCAGCGGACGATAAAGCCGACGTTGCGGTCGCAGAGATCTTTCAAGGTATCGTTAGACACATCGAATACCTATCCGACGCGGACGTTGCATATGATACCGCGTGCGACAATCAAGTTACCTACGGAGAAGGTTATATCCGAATCCTTACGGAATATTGCCGCGAAGATTCGTTTGACCAAGACCTAAAGATCGGTCGCGTCCGTAACAGCTTCAGCGTCTATATGGATCCAATGATCCACGATCCTTGCGGATCAGACGCGGAGTGGTGCTTTATCACCGAAGACATACCCAAAGAAGAGTATGAGCGCCTTTATCCAGACGCACTGCCTATTAGCGTGATGATGTCGCAAGGCGTTGGCGATCAGTCACTTAGCATGTGGATGAGCCAGGAAACTGTCCGTATCGCTGAGTATTTTTATATTGAGCATCAAAAGAAGACGCTGAATCTTTACCCTGACAATATCACAGCGTTTAACGGATCGCCGCAGGACAAGCAGCTCAAGGCTATGTTTGGCAAGCCGCTGAAGTCCCGCACGAGCGAGCACCGTCAGGTCAAGTGGCTGAAGACAAACGGCTTTGAGGTGTTAGAGGAACGCGACTGGGCGGGTAATTATATACCGGTCATCCGCGTGGTCGGCAACGAGTTTGAAGTAGACGGGCAGTTATACATCAGCGGTTTGGTGCGTAATGCCAAAGACGCGCAGCGCATGTATAACTATTGGGTCAGCCAAGAAGCAGAGATGCTGGCGCTGGCTCCGAAAGCGCCATTTATCGGATATGGAGGCCAGTTTGAAGGATACGAAACAAACTGGAAAACCGCCAATACAAACAACTGGCCTTACCTCGAAGTCAACCCAGACGTCACTGACGGCGCAGGATCTCCTCTGCCATTACCTGAACGCGCGCAGCCACCTATGGCGCAAACCGGCCTTATCCAGGCCAAAGTGGGCGCTGGGGAAGATATTAAAGCCACCACGGGTCAATACGACAGCTCCATTGGTGCGACCAGTAACGAGAGGACGGGTCGTGCGATTCTGGCTCGGCAAAACCAGGGCGATACATCCACATATCACTACGTGGACAATCTCGCGCGAGCGGTTCGATATACGACAAGACAGTTAGTCGATCTGATCCCTAAGATCTATGATACTGAGCGCGTGGCGCGTATTGTCGGACTCGACGGCGAAGTGGATATGGTGAAGATCAATCCGAACCAGCCAGAACCAGTGCGCGTCATCAAGGATCCGATCACAGGTCTGGATATTGAAAAGATTTATAACCCGTCAATTGGTATTTACGACGTGGTTGTAACGACAGGCCCAAGTTACGCGACCAAGCGCCAAGAGGCGATGGAAGCGATGCAGATGATCTTGCAGACCAACCCGCAGCTCTGGGCTGTGGCGGGCGATCTGTTCATTAAGAACATGGACTGGCCTGGGGCGCAGGAGATGGCGGCGCGCTTTGCCAAGACGCTCGATCCGAAGGTTCTGGACAACACAGATGAGTCGCCAGAAGCGCAGATGATGCGTATGCAAATGAACGACATGGCGAACCAGATGGAGCAGACTGCGGCTCTGGTTCAGCAACTGCAACAGTCGTATGATATGCAGAAACTGGCGATTGACGAGCAAAATACGCAAATCAAGGCGTATGATGCGGAGACAAAGCGTCTTCAAGCCATGCAAAGCGGCCTGTCACCTGAACAAATTAGTGATATTGTTCAAGGAACTATTGCTGCCGCTTTAGACACAGGTGACATTGTGCCTAGATCGACGCCTATGCAACCTCAATTACCGGGATTAGAATAATGAGCTGCGCGGATCTAATAGGACACCTGTTTTTAGCCCGCGATGTGACGCATAGCGTGCATTTAAACACGCGATCCTATGCGAAACATAAGGCTTTGGGCGGCTTTTACGGCAAAGTCATTGATTTAGCCGACGATTTAGCCGAAGCCTACCAAGGTAGACACGGCCTAATCGGGCCGATTACGCTCCATTCAGCTAAGAAAACCAACAATGTCGTTGAGTTTCTTGAAGATTCGCTGAAAGACGTAGAAGATATGCGGTATAAGGTCTGTGACAAGGACGATACGGCTATCCAGAACATCATTGACAGCATCGTGGACTTATATCTGTCTACGTTGTATAAATTGAAATTCTTGGCGTGAGGAAATCATGGGTCTTAAATCTACGACCGTCTGCTTGGGCTACCAACAGATCACATCTTTAAGCTCTGCGACGGGTCTGACGATTCCGCAAGGCACGACACTGGCTCTAATTGTGCCTGAGACGCAGAATGTGCGTTGGCGTGACGATGGGACGGACCCAACAGCGAGCGTCGGTATGCCGATCTTTGTTGGCGCGTCTTTGAGCTATGACGGTGATTTGTCAAGAATCAGATTCATAGAGTCAACGGCTGGCGCGACTCTGAATATTTCGTATTACGCATGACAATACGCCTTCGATCTATTTCGGGCGATGAATTGCGTTTAAGGCCGCAGCTTCAGAGCTATCCGGCAGAGTATGAGGGTGGATTAGGGCCATTTATGCCTGCGGTTGGCGAAGGCGGATCTGGGCCAATACCATCTCAAACGATTTTTGATCGTTTTAACGTGCCGATTTTAGATAGATTTGGCGCTGAAGTAGAGACGAGGGCATAATGGCTTATATTTATAATCTTACAGATACTTGGAACGCCGCTGGAACGGCTTTCAATGGCATCAAAATGGCCGTTACGAATACGGCGTCTGCGGCCAGCTCATATCTGCTTAATTTGACTGCTTCTGGCGCGACTACGGCGTCATTTACGGTTGATAAGTCAGGTAATATGGCGGCTTCGGGCGTTGCGGCGACGATTGGCTATCAAGGCGCGTCGGGCATCGTAACGACTGATGCGACGACGACACGCACGCTTTCTGCGTCTGATAATGGTAAAGTCCTGTATTTTACCTCTGGTTCAGCGGTTACGGTGACGACAGCGACAGGTCTAGGCGCTGGATTTTCATGTCTTGTGATTCAAGGCGGCGCTGGTCAGGTGACGATAGCACAAGGCGCGTCAACAACGCTTGTATCGAATGGATCGCTGACAAAGACAGCCACACAATACTCTGTTATTTCGGTTATTTGCCCCGTTGCAAATACGTTCTTGCTGGCCGGTGCTCTCGGGGGTTAATATATGTATCTTGTCCCTAACATTCATCCAGGTTCTGGCAGCGCAGGTGTGCCTACTGTGCAGGCTAACTTTGCTGTTCCGTTGAGTGATTGGACGACGCTTGACACAACCACCTCTATGCCGTCTGGCGGTTCTATTAGCCGTTCTGGACAAGGTATGCTGTATGATAGCACTGGCAAGCTGACGTATGCGCCGAATAATTTAGCGTTGCAAAGTCAGACATTAAACAATGCTTCTTGGACATTATCTAATATTTTAGCTTTTGGTAGTGGTTCTGTAGCAGATGCTACAACGGCACCTGACGGGACAACGACAGCAGACAAAATTGTTGAAGATACGGCCTTAGCTTATCATTACGTATATCCATCGATTATAAATGTTATATCTGGTCAGTCGTATGTAATGTCTATTTATGCAAAAGCCGGCGAACGTTCGTTCTTGCAAATAGTAAGCTCTGGGGGATTTGGCGCAAATGCGTTTGCTAATTTTGATTTATCCACAGGTGTATTGGGAACTGTAGGCTCAACGGCGACAGCAAGTATTTTGTCTGTAGGAAATGGTTGGTATCGCTGCACAATCGCTGCAACTGCGACAGCAACAACAACTTTAGCTTTAGCTTATGCTATAGTTTCAAGCGCGACATCCGCTAGATTTGGGACATATACTGGCGACGGAACATCTGGCCTATATCTGTGGGGCGCACAGGCCGAAGCCGTCACCTACCAAACAACCCCATCCACTTATGTAGCGACAACCACAGCCGCCTACTACGGCCCTCGCTTTGATTACGATCCGTCAACGCTTGCTGCTAAGGGTTTGCTGATTGAGGGGACGAGGACGAACCTGATAAGTTATTCCAATCTCCTAGATAGCGGCGGTTGGGCCATTAGCGGCGTTACACGTTCGGCTACCGTAACAAGCCCGAATGGCATTGCAAATAGCGCACAGACTATCGCTACAACAGCCGCAACAGCCATTCATATCATCCAAAATTCTGTTACAGGAATAACTGGTCTTACAAGCGGCGCAGCTTATGCGTATTCCGTTTATGTAAAAGCTGCTGGCAGCAACTTTGTTTATTTGGACAACTATTGGACGACTAACTATTACGCCTCTGCGGTGTTTGATTTAAGCAATTCATCTGCAACGGCTGCAAGTCAAACATCTGTGGGTGCGAGTGGTGGAACGATTTACTCCACGAAGCAAGAAAATATCGGCGGTGGATGGTTTAGGCTTACGCTTGTTTCAAGCATAGCCACGACAACAACCTCACCGGTAATAGGCATTGCTCCTGCCGCTACTGGCAACACGTTTACTACCGCTGGCGCAATTTCGTTTACAGGCACGACTGCGGAAGCTGTGTCTTTGTTCGGCGCAATGTATGAGTTGGGTAACTTCTCGACATCATACGTTCCTGTCCCGACCACAGGTTCCACAGCCCGCGCCGCAGAAACATTCGCCATTACTGGCTATAGCTCAAACCTCATCAACGCCTATTACACTGATGAGCAGACAGGTAACGCATACAGCCAACCGTATAACGCCGGAACCGCGCCTAGCCCATCGTTTGCTTGGCTGACATCATTACGGCCATATACGAACGCATACGCTGGTAGCATAGCCTCGCCTAGCTGGCTGTCATTTAGCCGCGCCGGACAAGCGCTTATGACAGATAGCACTGGTGAGTTGACGTATGCGCCAAATAACCAGTTTCTAAATAGTCAGACGTTCCAAACGACGTGGAGCGGCCTAA